CCGTTTCCTTTGCAAGGCAGCTGCCCTGCCAGCATCGAACGTTGCTTCCATCGACGTTCCTTTCAGAGGTCGCACTCTGAAAGTCGCTGGAGACAGAACATTTGATGTATGGACAGTAACCATCATCAACGATGAAAACTTCTCACACAGAAGAGCATTTGAAGCTTGGATGCAAAATCTTGCTCAGTATGGAGATCATTCTGGTTTAGTTAATCCAGCTGATTACATGGGTCAAGCAATTGTCTATCAACTAGGCAGAAGTGCATCAAACACCCAAGGCAATAATACAACTGGAGACGACGCAAACATTCTTGCACAATATCGTTTCATCGATATTTTCCCAACTGCAGTTTCCGCAATTGACCTTTCCTATGATTCAAGTGATACAATTGAAGAATTTACTGTTGATTTCCAAGTTCAATACTACTTCCCCGAAGCACCAGGAACTGGAGCTTAATAAATAGATCATAAGTAGATAAGAACTTTAATAATGGCAAAATTGTTTGGATTCTCTATTGAGGATAACGAACCACTATCACCAAGTACAGTCAGTCCCGTTCCTCCAAATAATGAGGACGGGAATGACCACTACTTGAGTAGTGGTTTTTTTGGTTCTTATGTTGATATTGAAGGTGTATATAGAACCGAATATGATTTAATTAAAAGATATAGAGAAATGGCACTTCATCCAGAGTGTGACAGTGCTATTGAAGATATTGTAAATGAAGCAATTGTATCCGACACTAATGATAGTCCTGTTCAAATTGATTTAGATAATTTGAACGCAAGTGACGGTATTAAGAAAAAGATTAGAGAAGAGTTTAAGTATATTTTAGAACTTTTAGATTTTGACAAAAAATCACACGAAATATATAGAAACTGGTATATTGATGGAAGACTCTTTTACCACAAGGTAATTGATTTGAAGAATCCACATGAAGGTATTAAAGAGCTTCGGTATATTGATGCTCTAAAGATGAGATATGTTCGTCAAAATAAAAAGAAGGATAATAATACAAATAATTTTGCTAGAATGAAATCTGATAATCCTATGGATTATGAGTTTCCCGAAATTGAAGAATATTTTGTATATACTCCTAAGAATGTTTATCCTGCAGGAAATCCAAGTACATCTGGGGTAAATAATGGAATCAAAATGTCCAGAGATTCTATTACTTACTGTACTTCAGGTTTAGTTGATAGAAATAAAGGATCAACACTTTCATATCTCCATAAAGCAATCAAGTCACTCAATCAACTCCGAATGATTGAAGACTCTCTCGTAATCTATAGATTGTCAAGAGCACCAGAACGTCGCATTTTCTATATCGATGTTGGCAATCTTCCCAAGGTAAAAGCAGAGCAATATCTCAGAGATGTCATGATGAGATATCGCAATAAACTTGTATATGATGCAAACACAGGAGAAATCCGTGATGATAAGAAGTATATGAGTATGCTTGAGGATTTCTGGCTTCCTCGTCGTGAAGGTGGTAGAGGAACTGAAATCTCCACACTTCCCGGTGGACAAAATCTCGGAGAAATTACCGATATTAAGTATTTCCAAGAAAAACTCTATCGTTCTCTTAACGTTCCTACTTCAAGAATTGGTGGAGATGGTGGATTTAATCTTGGTCGTTCTTCAGAGATTCTTCGTGATGAACTTAAGTTCAGCAAGTTTGTTGGTCGTTTGAGAAAGAGATTCTCAAATATGTTTAGTGATATGCTCAAAACTCAACTCATTCTTAAGAACATTATTACTCCAGAAGACTGGCAGATTATGAATGAGCATATTCAATATGATTTCCTCTACGATAATCACTTCTCAGAACTGAAAGAGGCAGAACTTCTCAACGAAAGATTGAGTTTGGCAGCAACTGCAGAACCTTATGTTGGTAGATACTTCTCTCAAGATTATCTGAGAAGAAGAGTTCTTCGTCAAACTGACCAGGAAATTCTTGAGCAAGATGTACTTATTAAAAAAGAAATTGAAGAAGGCATTATTCCCGATCCTTCACAAATGCAAATTGATCCGGAAACAGGTCAACAAATTTCTGTAGATTCTGGTATGGATTTAGGTCAACCAATCATGGAACCAGATTTAGGATCTCAAGAAAAATCTATAGAAATTCCTAAGGGTGGAGAAATATAATAAATAACTCAGAATAATATTTTTTAAAATCATGGACGAATTAATGGATATGATTGTTACTGATGAGAGTCCCTCTCAAATTAGTGACAAAATTAAAGATCTTTTATTTGCAAAGGCATCTGAAAGAGTAGATTCTCATAAACCTAATACTGCAAATTCTCTCTTTGGATTTGAGAATTCCGAAAGAGATGCTGAAGAATACGAAGAATACGAAGAATCATAAATAACTTAAATTACACTGAAAGTAAATTTGTGATTGAACAAATAGGAGGTTGTATTTAATGGCAATAGCTCAAACAAGCTTAACACCAAATAATTGGATATTGATTGGAGATAATGTCTCTAGTATTACTTTCCAGTGCCAAAGTCAATTCCCAGTTGTTATTGGTATTACTACAAGTAATGTAGGACTTGCATCTACAGCACCAGGATTACTATACAAACAATATGAAGGAGAACTGAAGAGAGCAGTTTCTGATTTATCTTTTGAAACCTCACCAACATATGTTTGGGCAAAAGCATCATCTTCTTATGCAACAATCGTATATGAAAGTTAATTGATTTATTATGACAATACAATCTCCTTTTAGAAGTATTAGCAGTAGGTCTTCATTTAGTCCGTTTAAGCGTTTTTTGCCTTATGACTTTAATGCTGCAACATATATTGCTGCAGTTGAGGCTGCTGATGGTCAGTTATTAGAACCTGGTGTTAAAGATGCAATCAACTCTTTTGTAGTTGGTTGCAAAAATGATGGTATCTGGGATGCTATTAAGGCAAGTTGTATCCTTGCTGGTGCTAGGACGTTAGAAGGTGCTTTAGTTCCTTTGAAAGGTGTTGCTCCGACCAATTTCAACTTTGTCTCTGGGGATTATGACCGTGAGACTGGGTTGGTTGGGAATGGGAGCACGAAGTATTTGAATAGCAATAGGAATAATAATGCTGATCCGCAAAATAGCCATCACATGGCCGTATTTCCAACTACAGTCAACTCAATCAACCAAGATCGAGTCTACATGGGCGCGGGTTTCGTTGACGCTGGATCTACTTATTTCTTTACTCGCCCAGGAGATGCTGCAGCTAGAAATAGAAGCGGCGCAGGCACCACTGGGTTAACAAGAGGCATAGCAAATGCTTTAATTGGTATAAGTAGAAACTCGTCAACCGAGTTTGTTTACCGGCAAAGCAACACATCTCAAACTATTTCCAGAAGCTCCGAAACGCCCTTAAACGCAAATATCTTTGTGTTTCAAAGTAATGGTTTTACTGCAAGTTTCTCCGACGCCCGCATCGCCTTCTACTCCATCGGCGAATCCTTAGACCTCGCACTCCTTGACACCAGAGTAACAACCCTCATCAACGCAATCGGAGCAGCAATCCCATGATAACTAAACTTTCAGATTTCACAAAAAAAGTTGAACTAATGAGTGATGAAGAATCCAAAAAACAAGCAATTGTTTTTTCAGATACTTTTTACACAACACTACAAAATATTCAATCAAATAACGAAACTAATCATAAGGTTTCTCCAACAAAACTTACAGATGGTCGTTGGATGATATGTGCTGATGTAGTAAGAGAATCATTAGTTGGAACTTTATACAAAGATGTTTTCAATACTTTATATTCAAGTCAAGTAGATGTTATTCCTATGAAAGATGCTATTTCACTATTACCAGTCAGTGAAGATGTTATTTAGATTCTTTATATTCTAAATATTATTATAAGAGGTAAAGTTAACAATGAAACTCATCAGAGAAGAAATCGAACAGGTCGAATTTATCGTCGAAAACAAAAACGGTAAAAAGTCACTTTTCATCGAGGGAGTTTTCCTTCAAGGAAACATCAAGAACCGTAATGGTCGTATGTATCCTATGGAAACTCTTCGTAGAGAAGTTGCTCGTTATAATGAGAACCACGTTGCTCAAGGTAGAGCACTTGGTGAACTTGGACACCCAGATGGTCCTACCGTAAATCTGGATAGAGTTTCTCATAAGATTGTTTCTCTGAGGGAAAGTGGTTCAAACTTTATTGGAAAAGCAAAGATTCTCTCAACCCCAATGGGTAAGATTGCAGAATCTCTGATTTCTGAAGGTGTTAAGT